GGCTTATTTGCATGCATCCAACTTCTTTGTTTTTTTGATTTGAATGGCATTATTTTAACCCACTTCCACCACGTCTACATCCCCTGTATCCTTTTCCTCTTTTTCTTGCTTCTACTTTATGAACAGATGGCATTGCAATAATGATTGGATCATTAGTTAAAAGTGTTGATAGTATTAAAGCTTTTATTATCATGTTTTGCCTTTCTTAAATTTTTAAAGCTTGTTTGGGGCAAGTCCTTTATACGACCTGCCCCGCAGTAAGCAAAACTGTTAACCTTTATTTATTCAGGTTATGAAGTAGTGACAGCATCATCGATACCAGATAGACATTCAGCAGTCCATTCACCATCAAAGAACATCATGTTTACAACGTCACCCCTTTGGGCAGACGTTCCAATAACAATATTGGAAACTTGAGTCCCGACAGTTGAATTGGATGCATTTCCACCTGCATCTTTCATTACCATACTTACAATTGCACTTCCAGCAGCGACGGTGACTGCATTACTAGGAGTTTCCTCCCAGACAATGAACTTATAATATACACCATCTTCACCAGTAGAAGTAGTTGGTAATGTTATTGATACAGCTGCACCAGCAGCATCAAGCATAAAAACTTTCCCACTATCAGCATTAGTAAGAGTTACACTCTCTTTAATGTAATGAGTTTTCTTTTTATGCCCGTAGTTAGCACTACTATTTTCGTTTAGAAAATCACTTCTCATTATATAACTCCTTAATTAAGATCAGTCATTGAGTACAAGGCATGTGTTTCAGGAATCGTTACTTCAAGACCTGCTTCTGTTAGAATCATGTCTTTACGTAAGTCTTCATCTGCCTGTTGTACATTAGTTATAATATGAGTGTCACGATTTAATCCATTTCCAACAAGAGGTCGGTAGGCAAGCTGTTTCATATCAGCTAAAAGCAAGAAACCAGCAGTCATACCTCTAAATAGAGGTTCACGTACAATACTTAAATCACCATGAATGGTATTAAGTTGTAGTATGCTATGACCGAATGATCCATCTCTAGATGAAAAATTATAACGAAGGTTTGAAACATCGTTAACTGTTGTACTTGTACCACTTATGAATGACTTATTAACAAAGGCATCCGCACCTACTTTGTTGAAATAAGAGATCACAGGTAAACCTGCTAAAGCAAGTTTGTCATTACTTCCACCCCTTGCAGGATCGAAGAATACCTCGAAATCAGACAAGAATGTATCATAGGAAAAACTAGTCGAAGCAGCAGCTGCAAAATATGGAGCACCCGCTGTGTACGAGAGTGATCCAGGAGTTCCAGCAGAAGTTCTAACTATAATATCACCTGCAAGTCCAGCGGATGATTGTACACCACCCTGCCGTCCTCTTTGTCCAAATAACATTGCTCTTTCAATGTCTACTTTGTGTTCTCTTAGTTTAAGATTCCAGATTCGTGACCATTCATTTGCATATCCACGATAATTCGTAGCAATAGCTGTATTTGACATCTCAGCTGCGGTTTTAAAGATTTGAGTGTAACCAAAATCATCATCTAAAGACTTAGACCATACATCAGGAGAACCCGAACCCTCTTCAAACGCAGTACCTATAATCTGAGCTCCATCGCCATCGGCAACAGCATTATAACCACTAGTACTTGAATTACCAAGACTAAGACAAGTTACACCACAAACAGTTTCTGTAGAACCAACAGTTACACTGTCAAGTCTAAAGATTGCATGTGATTCGCCATCAACAACATCAATTGCCACAACCATTCCTTTAATAAGATAGTCAATAGCACTTCCAGAACCATCATCAAAATCAATAGTTCCTGTTGTGCCAGCCGATAATGAACCAAGTGCACTATCAGCATTAAAGCTCCTATTTGTCCAATCAATCTTAGAACGATTTTCTAAGAATCTGAACACAGGATCAGTTGTAGGTACTTTGCTAACCTTACTTAAATATACAAAAAATGGAGATTCATCTGGAGATAGTTCTGCGACTCTATCGCCCCAGTCGTATAGTCTACGCTGGTCACCAGCAACACCGTGTGCTGTTGCATGGGCATTCGCAATAGTAGTAGCAGCATCAGCACTGGTCAAAGAACCAGTACGTATTGCATTTGCACTATTTGCCATGATCTTACTCCAATTTACCCTCTATCAGCTGTCTTTCGACCTTCAAGTAGGGTTGTTATTAAGGTAATCTACCTCCAAATTTACCTTCAGCATTAAGCACATCTTCATACATTTTTTCATCAGTAGACTTTCTCCTTGGTTGCTGTCCTTGAAGGACACCAGCCGATTGAGGATTAGCCTGTGTTTGACGAATTTTATCTAAAGGGCTTTCTGCTTGAGTATCTGGAGTTTGAGATACAGCACGCCACATTTTAAGTACATTATCCAAGCCATATTCGGATGGATGCTTATCAGCAAATTCAAAGAAAGAATTTTGTTCTTGCTCATTTAGTCCATGATTGGCTAAATCAGTTCGAAGACTTGTTCTTCCTTGTTGTGCTTTAAGTCCACCGACAGCTTGTTCAACTGCACCATTTATGGTTTCTTGCATCTCTTGCATCCTAAATTTATAAGATGCTGATGATGGGTCATTGTAGGCTTCCCAAGGATCGAATTCATCAGGCTTTAACGTGACACGTTGTTGTTGAGCTTCTGGCTGACCACCTACTTCCGACATAAGGTTTTGAACCAAGTCTGGACGTGATTCCAAAAATTTCCCAACTTTTTCGTATTGCTTAAGCTTCTGATTTTCAACATGGAGTTTATCCTTTTCAGATTGATAGTACTTAGCTTGAGACTGCCAATCTTCTGTAGAGTCTTCCTGTTGTATTGTTCCTTCATCTTGCCCTACTTCTTGTTGAGCGGGTTGACCATCTTCATGATCTCCGACAACAGAAGCGATAACGTCTTCGTTTGACATTTCTATTACTCCTTATTTTTACGATTTCTCAGAACCTTTACGAGATTGACTACGTTTCTTTTCCGCTTCTGTCACTAAACGTAATTTCTCAGATTCGAGTTTGACCGCATTTGACAATTTATCAATTGAAACTTTATTTTGTGTTTTAGAGTCGTATTCTTGTTCCTTGAGTTTTCCTTTGAACTTTTCAACTTCAGTCCTTTTGCGTGATTGAACTTCTGCACGATTAGATGTTTGAAGATCACCACTAAGTTTCTTAATTTGTTCTTGAGCACTCTGTAACTGTTGCTGTAATTGTGCAACCATATCAGTTCTTTGCAATACACCCTCTTTATCAAATATTTCTGTTTTCTTCAAGGCTTCTACCTTATCAATTAAACCTTTTTCATATGCTTCCATATATACATTCCATTCGCCCCATTTATTAGATGGCATTGTAGAATTGCCTATAACACGTATATCATACGTTCCAACACTCAAATTGTTCTCTATCGTTTTAAGTTCATTCGTTTTATCGTCATATAATCTCTTATTTACTGTATATTCACTTATGTCATTATTCGGTTGAACAATTCTAAATGTCTTTTTAAAATCATAATGCGACTTGGCTAAATGATATATAAGTTTGCCAAGACGTTTTAAACTTGCTTCTACATCCCTTAGTTTAGATTTTGAGCGTCTTTGTCCAAAATCTTCCATCATCATTGTCCCAGACGATGTTCGTGGTGCAGCCTCAGTATTTCCTTGCTGCATCTCAAAAATACCAATGTTAAGATCAATATAGTGCTCAATCATTTTTGGCAACTGTAATATTGATCCAGCTAATGGCTGTGGAGAGGGGAAATGAGGTTCTCCAAATGAAGCGTCATATTCAATCGTTGCATTGGGATTCGCCCAATCACGTTCAAGTTCTTCTATATCTTGTATAGAACCTTGGGGTATAAGCAACTTCAAGCCTGACGATGCCTGCGCATGCGATGTAATTAAAGACATTACTTTATTTAAGAACCTCTGAAATCCCTTGTTTTTCCGAACATCACTCATAGGATAGGGAGTATTCGTCCAAATATTAGGTACAGGTACTAATGGAAATATGTTTGTTGCTAAGACTTTCTCATACAAAACTATTTGACCAACAATACATGTAATTTGAATTCGTGTTTGCTGTACCTGTACAATATCAAAAAGCCCACGATCAAAAGCTTCGGCAGCACTTTCATCTGCCAAAAGCATTTCGAGACCATTATTATCTAAAACCTTCTCTTGGCCACTACGAAGATCAATAACACGAAAGAAAGGAATCTTTACCTTTCTAAAGTCTTCTATAATTCTGTATTTTTCGCTTGTTTCTCCCCAATCATAATCATTTACAATATCTGGTGTAAACGATATTCCTTGCTGACTTTGTGTTGAAGATGGATAATCAGAATCAGATATAGCAACACTTTCAATACTGTCAATTAAAATATCTCCATTTGCATCTGGAGCACTAAGCATAGGATAAGCATCAAGAAGTTGACCTTTTGAAAGGATGGTTGAAAGCTGCATACCAGACGCATCATCAAACCACTTGCTTCTACTATTAGGATCAACAACGACACGGAAGGGATCAACATAAGTAAATTTAACATCTCCACGACCATAATCATCTTCTGGATCTATATAACCATAAAAATAACCAAGACCAGTAACAGAGTAATCATGTACCACTTGTTTAAATACTTCATCACCATCAGACTTATCCCATATATATTCTAGTATAGTTTTCCAAACATTTGCAAGTTTAGTATCAGAATCTTCTCTGCCAACGGCAGAAAATTTGGGGGGTTTTGAGGTAATGATTGCTTTGAACTGCTCAATAGCAGCATAGAGACGATCAATGGGTAAACCCATTTGATTTCTCTCTGCAAGATCATTTGCTTCAGCATCCGTAAAATGGTTGCCTAGATAGAAATCTATATCTTCTCTTGCCTGGACATCCCAATCTGCACGAGCATCAAACCAACGCCTCCAGCGATCC